CTCCCCGCCGACACCCTCCCCATCGGCATGTGCCGCACACCCGAGTGCGGACGCTCCGCGCTCGACACCCCCGCCGCCACCGTGTGCGCCACGTGCGCGCACCGGCTCGCCCTGGCGCTCGACGACGTGCCGCACCTCGCCGCCGAGCTGGACACCGCCGTCGCCCGGCTGACCCGGCGCGGGCGGTGCGGGGGCCGCACCCCCAGCGCCGACCCGCTGTTGCCGTTCGACCCGGACGCGGCGATCATCCGCGACGCCCTGTCCGAGACCCTGGGCACATGGGCGTCGGTGCTCTCCGGTGACGTGCTCGGCCCGGCGCCGGCCGCCACCTCGGCCGGGCTCGCCGCGTGGCTGTCGGCCCGGATGGGCGCCATCCGCCGCCATGTCGACGGCGGGCACATCGTCGACGAGATCACCGCGGCCGTGGGCGCGGCCCGCGACGAAGTGCACGGCCCGGACCGGTCGGCGCGGATGCTCGCGGGCGCGTGCCCGGCGTGCGGGACGCCCGTGTACGCGCCGCAGGGGGCGCGTGAGGCGCGGTGCCACCGTGACGGGTGCGGCGGGATGGTCGATGCCGTTTCGTGGCGGTACGCGGCGATTCAGGGGCTCCGGTCGGCCGTGCTCCCGGCGGTCGATGCCGCCCGCGCCGCGTCGCTGATCACCGGCCGGGAGATCACGGCCGCCCGGGTCCGGCAGTGGCGCCGCCGGGGCCGGATCGTGCCCGCCGGGACCGGCCCCGGCGGGAACCCGCACTACCTGGTCGCCGACATCTGTGACCAGGCCACCAATCGAGGCGTACTCGCCTCACAGCTCACCGAGAGGACCGACCGATGACCACGGAGCGCATGCCCGTGCGGGTGCCGTCCGCGCGGATCACGCAGGACACCGGCATCCCCGCCGCCGAGCTGCCGGGTGCACGCCTGGTGGCGGTTGTGGAGGGCGGAGAGTTGGTGAGGTTCGAGCGCCCGTAGGTGTTGGTGCAGGTCGGGGGCCGGTTCGTCGCCGGTCCCCGTTTCCACTGTGACTGGTGTTGCAAAAGAAGACACGAGTGATGTAAAGTAAGACATGTCGGGACGGGGGGTCAGAGCCCCGGACACCGACACCAGGTTGAAAACTCCAGAGAGGAACGGTTCATGGAACCGAACGAGAACAGGCTGAACCTCATGATGGCGCTGGTCACCGGCATGTACGTGACCATCCGGTCGACCCTGACCGAGCTGCCCATCCCGATCAGCCTGCCGGACATCGACGCCGACAACGTCGACATGCTCGACTGCCTGCGAGCCCTCATGACGGCCCGCGACCTGATCGAGCAGGAGCCGATCACCAACGCCCACAAGGGCGCCTACTCCCAGGCGATCCTCAAGTGGTTCACGGCGTGGGAACTGGTGAACCTGGCCACCATCGCGGGGCCTGCCCCGTGGCGGCTCGACGGCGCCCAGCTCGCCCTAGTCGAGATGGGAGCCATCATCGGCGACATTGAGTCCGGAGACCTTGACGCCTAGCGCGTGAAGGCCACCCGCCCCGGGCAGCCAGCCCGGGGCGGGACCTCTCGGAGAACAACCCGCCCCACCCTCTGACACAGCAACGGGGCCGGCGCCACCCACCGCACCGCGGCGGGGTCAGAGAGCGCCGGCCCCAACAGGTTGAAACCCCACAAAGGAGGGTCCGCCCCCATGGTAGACCGCCCCGGCATCACCCTGCCAGAGATCGCCGAAACCTACGGCCGCACCTACGCCACCGTGCGCCAGCAATGGACCCGACACCCCGACTGGCCGGCCCCGACCGGCAAGCGCGGCCGGTTCGGCGAGTACGACCCGAAGGCGGTCGCCGCGTGGGTCACCGCCCACGCCGACCGCGACCAGGACGCGCCGATCTTCACCCGCGACCCGGCCGGCCTGCTGACCGTCGCCGAGATCGCCGACGAGTCCGGCTTGTCCCACCGCACCGTGCGCGCCGACCTGTCGCGCGGGCGCCTGCTGCCCGCCGAGGGCGACACCGTCCGCGACGGCGTGAAGCTGTGGCGGCGCGGCACCATAGCTGCTCAACTGCGGAAACGGCGCGGGTACCGGCGTTCGGAGTGACCGGACTTGCACACGCGTTCGAACGCTGTCACACTGGGTTCGCCGTAGAACACGTGTACCCAAAATCCACCCCGGCGCCATCGGCCCCGGGGTTTTCTCATGCCCCCACCCCCCAACCAGCCACGGGCCGCCGCATCGAGGGGACGCGGCCCACCTCCCCGTGTCTCCCCGCCCTGCGCTCACCAGAGGGCACGTGACAGACACACACCCGCCACCCCGGATCGGATCGCTGTGCACCGGGTACGGCGGCCTCGACATGGCCGCCGCCCAGATCTTCGGAGCCGAACTCGCGTGGGTCGCCGACCCCGCCCCCGGCCCCGCCGCCGTACTCGCGCACCAGCTTCCCCACGTGGACAACCTCGGCGACCTGCACGCGATCCCCTGGGAAGAGGTGCCGCCGGTCGACATCCTGACCGCCGGCTTCCCCTGCCAGCCCGTATCGCTCGCCGGCCCCCGCCGCGGCACCGACGATCCCAGGTGGCTCTTTCATGACATCCTCGACGGCGTCCGCCGCCTGCCCGAACGACCCGCCCTGCTCATCTTCGAGAACGTGCGGGGCCTGCTCACCGCCAACCGCGGCGCCGCGATGCGCGACGTCGTTCACGGCCTGGCCGAGCTGGGGCTACTGGCACGATGGCGGGTTCTGCGCGCCTCCGACTGCGGCGCGCCCCACCAGCGCGCCCGCGTCTGGATCACTGCTGCGGACCCCGTGCGCCTCAGACGACGCCTGGGGCCGCACCGTCGAGGAGCGCCAGGACCGGGGCCAGTACGTGACCCTCACACACCAGGTGCGGAGCATCATCGACCAGGCCGAGAGGGACGGGTTGATCCCGCCCTCTGGGGGCGGTTCCTCCCCGCGGTCCGACGCTGGGAGCGGACCCTAGGGCGGCCGGCGCCGTTCCCCGCCGAGATCGGTCCGCGCGGCTATCCGCGGATTTCCGCCCGGTGGCTCGAATGGATGATGGGCGTCCCGGACGGATGGGTGACCGACGTACCCGGGCTGTCCGCGACCGCCCAGCGGCACCTACTCGGCAACGGCGTCGTGCCGCAGCAGGCGCGCGCGGCCATCGCCGACCTGATGGACTGGCCGGACCCGTAGCCGGCCGCTGATCGTGTCCGCCCTCCGCTCTGGGTGGGGAGCCCCGAGCGCGAGGGCGGGCACACCCCCGCCGACCGCCGAGGGGGTGAGCCGGTGCCGTCTCCGCGCCACCGCGACGACCCCGCCATGCGCGACCGCGTCGCCGAGCTGCACGCCACCGGCGCCAGCCGGAACGCCATCGCCCGGGAGCTGGGCATCGGCGCCGCCACCGTGACCGCCATCGCCCAAGACCTCGGGATCTCGTTCGACCGGGCGGCCGCCGCACAGGCCACCAAGGCGCGCGTCCGCGACGCCGCCCGCCGCCGCGCCGACCTCATGCACCGGTTCTACGACCAGGCCGACGCCGTCATGAACCGCCTCGACCTCCCCTCCCACGACCTTGCTCAGCCCTCCGCCGGCGACCTCGTTCGGTGGACCGCCCGCTACCTGCCCGCCCAGGACGTGAAAGCCCTCGTGCAGGCGGCCGGGGCCGCAGTCGACCGGGCCGTGCGCCTCGAACAGGTCGACGCACGCGACGGCGCCGACGACGTCGCATCCATGCTCGGCCGCATGGGTGACGCCCTGATCGCCGCCGCCCGCCTCGACCCCGCGGCCGAGGAGGTGCCCGCCGCCGAGGAGGGCGACCATGCTTGACCACCTCGGCGGCACCATGTCGCCCGCCCAGGTCCGGTCCATCGCGGGCGCGCTCACCACGCCGCAGATCGCGTTGTGGTCCGGCGCGGTCGCCAGCGGGAAGACCATCGCGTCCTTGGTGGCGTTCGTGATCCTGCTCGCCCGCGCCCCCCGGCACGGCCTGGTCGTGATCGTCGGCCGAACCCTACAGACCATCGAGCGTAACGTGCTCGACGTCCTGATGAGCCCGGAGCTGTTCGGCCCCGTCGCCGCCCACGTCCACCACACCAAGGGCTCGACGACGGCCGTCATCCTCGGCCGCACGGTGCACCTGGTCGGCGCGTCCGACGCACGGGCTGAGGGCCGCATCCGCGGCGCCACGATCGCGCTCGCCTACGCCGATGAAGCCACCCTTGTCCCGGCCGCGTTCTGGACCATGCTGCTGTCCCGCCTCCGCGTCGAGGGCGCGAAGTTGCTCGCCACCACCAACCCCGACGGCCCCGCCCACTGGCTCCGCCGTGACTACATCCTGCGCGCCGCCGACATCGGAATGCGCACGTGGCACTTCACCCTCGACGACAACCCAGGGCTCCCGGCCGGGTTCGCCGACCGGCTCCGCGCGCAGTACGTCGGGCTCTGGTACCGCCGGTTCATCCTCGGTGACTGGTGCCTCGCCGAAGGGGCGGTGTACGACAGCTTCGACGAGACCGTGCACGTCACCGACCAGCTTCCGCCCATCACCCGGTGGCTCGCCGTCGGCGTCGACTACGGCACCGTGAACCCGTTCGCCGGCCTTCTGGTCGGTGTCGGCGACGACCGCCGCCTACACGTCGTCTCCGAGTACCGGCACGACTCCCGCCACGCCCGCCGCCAGCTCACCGACGCCCAGTACTCCGCGGCCGTCCGGACCTGGCTCGCCACCGTGCCCCGCCCCCACGAGATCACCGGCGCCGACCACCAGCCGGCGCGCGGTGTCCGGCCCGAACGCATCTACGTCGACCCGTCCGCGGCGAGCTTCCTCACGCAGATGTGGGCCGACGGGGTCCCCGGCGTGACCGCCGCGGACAACTCGGTGGTTGACGGCATCCGCGCCGTCAGCTCGTTGTTCGCGCTCGACCGAATCCGAATTCACCGGTCGTGCGCCGGCCTGCTCGCCGAGCTGCCCGGCTACTCGTGGGACGACGACGCCGCGGCCCGCGGAGAGGACAAGCCGGTCAAGACCGACGACCACAGCGCGGACGCCCTGCGCTACGCCCTCTACTCATCCGCGTGGCAGTGGCGCCCCCTGCTGCGCCAGCCCCTCGACCCCGCCGCCTAGGAGCCACATGCCCGCGCCCGAGCTGTTCGTGGTCCGCTCGCGGACCCTGCCCGCGCACGTTCGCCCCGGCCGCCGCGCCGTGTACGACGTCACCGAGGGGCACACCGACCGCGCCGTGCCCTGGGGTGTCCACACCTGCCCGGACCGCGCGGCCGCGCACGCCGCCCGGCTCACCCGCCGCGCACAGGCGACGGCGGCCGCCGAGGACCGGGCGGAGGTCGCCGAGCGCGCCCGCGTCCGCGCCCGCCTCACCGCCAAGCGGGAGCAGACCAAGCCGCAGGAGGCCCGGCCCCCGCGGCGTCGCCGCCGGCCGCTCCCGCCCCGCACCTCCCCGTGGACGGGCACTCTCCGCGACGCCGCCGACATCATCATGCGCGTGCGCGCCGCGGGCGGGGCCGCCGCCTACACCTGCGCGGACCCGAACGCCTGCTGGCGAACCGGCGGGCGCTCCCCGCACACCATCCGGATCGCCGCACCCACCGCCGTGACCATGTCCCCCGGCGACACGCCGCCGCCGATCGGGAGGTGAAGCCGTGCCGCTCCCCGCCGAAGGCTCCCCCTGGCCGCCGCCGGCCATGGCGCCGGTGTACGACGAGATGCGCGAGGCCGACGTGTGGTACGTCGGCGACAAGCGCGCCCTCGCCGAGTACTACGGGCGCGCCGTGCAGCGCGAACGCGACCGGCCGTCCCTACAGGACCGGCTGTGGGCCGCCCCCCGCGACCTCTCCCAGCCCGAGCGCCGGGTTCACGTTCCCGCCGCCGGCGACATCGCGAGCGCGTCCGCCGACTTGGTGTTGGGCGCTCCGCCCGTGCTGACCGTTGCCGATGCCACCACGCAGGCCCGGCTTGACGCGATCGTCGACGGCGGTGGCCTGCACATGCGGCTGCTGGAGAGCGCCGAGACGACGTCCGCGCTGGGTGATGGGTACCTGGCCCTGGCGTGGGACCGGGCAGTCGCCCCGTGGCCGATGGTCGTCGCGCACGCGGGAGACACCGCCATCCCCGTCTTCCGGTACGGGCGCCTGGTCGAGGTCGTGTTCTGGCGCGAGCTGGTCCGCGACGGCGCTGCCGTGGTCCGCCTGCTCGAACGGCACGTGGCCGGGTTCATCGAGTACGGGCTGTTCGTCGGCACCTCGACCTCGCTCGGCCGCCGGGTCCCGCTCACCGAGCACGCCGACGCCGCGCCCCTGGCCGACCTGGTCGACGCCGAGGGCCGGCAGGCGACCGGCATCGACCTGCTGACCGCGACCCACATCCCCAACATGCGGCCGAACAGGCGGCACCGCAGCTACCACGGCCGGTCGGACTTCGCGGCCCCGGTGTACGACCTGTTCGACAGCCTCGACCAGGTGTACACGTCCTGGATGCGGGATGTCCGGCTCGGCCGGGGCCGGATGGTGGTCCCCGCCGGCGCACTGCAAGACCTCGGCGACGGCAAGGGCAGCCACTTCGACCTCGACCGCGAGGTCTTCGACGAGATCAACCTTCCGCCGTCGGCGAGCGGGGAGCGCATCACGGTCGCCCAGTTCGACATCAGGGTCGATGAGCACCAGCGCACGGCCGCCGACCTGCTGACCCGGATCGCCCAGTCCTGCGGCTACTCCGCCTCGACGTTCGGGCTCGACGAGTCCGGCGGGCAGATGACCGCGACGGAGGTCGACGACCGCCGCACCCGCTCGACCTCGACCCGCGCCCGCAAGGTGGGGTACTGGTCGCCGGCGATCCGGCGAATCGTGCACGCGCTGCTTGCGCTCGACGCTGCTCAGTTCAACAGCGGCATCGTGCCGGAGGTGCCGACCGTGGAGTTCCCGCCCCCGCACACCCCCTCCGAGGAGACCACCGCCCGGACGTTGCAGATGCTCGCGGCTGCCGAGGCCGTGTCCATCGACACGCGGGTGCGGATGCTGCACCCCGAGTGGGACGACACCGCCGTGGCCGAGGAGGTCGCGCGCATCCGCGCCGACCAGGCACCGCCGGTCGACCCGTTCCGCGCCCTCGACGGCATCGAGGCCGCCGAGGACGGCGGGCCGGACCCGGCCGCCGACTGACCGCCGAGGGGGTGACCGCGTGCCGGTCGACCCCGACGACGTCGACGCGATCGCCGCCGCCCTAGGCGGCATCTACCGCGAGGCCGAGCTAGCCCTGTACCGGGCGCTCGCCCGCCATTTCGAGCGGTACCCGGGCGCTCCCAGTGCCTGGGCTGAGCCGCGGCTAGAGGCCGTCGGGCAGCTCCGGCGCAGTGTAGAGGTGATCCACGCAGGTCTACAGGCCGACGGGTCGCGGGCGGCGCGTGAGGCGGTCGCGCAGGCGTACCAGCTCGGCGACCGCTCCGCCCTGGCGGACATCCCCGCCCGGTGGGCGCCGAACTCCGGCGTCGGGGTCGCCGCCGAGGCCGCCCGCGCCTACGTCCCGCAGACGGCCGCCGTCGAGGCCCTGGCCGCGGCGGTCGTCCGGGACCTCACCGACGCGGCCCGGTCGATCCTGCGCCAGGCGCTCGACGCCTACCGAGGTGCGGTCGCGGGCGCGGTCGCGCGGATGGCCGCGGCCGGGGTGACCCGGCGGGAGGCGACGCAGGCCGCGTGGTCCGCGCTCGTCAAGCGCGGGATCTTCGGCTTCACCGACCGGTCCGGCCGCCGGTGGCGGTTGTCCAGCTACGCCGAGATGGCCGTGAGGACCGGCGCCGCCCGCGCGGCGGTGACCGGGCAGACCGACCGGCTCGCGTCCCTCGGCATCGACCTGGTCTACGTGAGCGACCACGTGCAGGAGTGCGCCATCTGCGCCCCGTGGGAGGGCCGGGTACTCCGGCGCGACGCGGGGCCGACGGGGCGCCTGGTCGTGCCGCACGCGCTCGACCCGGACCGGACGGTCGAGGTCGACGTGGTCGACACCCTCGACGACGCCCGCACGGCCGGCCTGTTCCATCCGAACTGCCGCCACAGCGTGTCCGGGTTCCTGGCCGGGGTGACCCGGCCGCCGCGCCCCCGCGCCCACTCCCCCGAGCAGTACGCCGCCCGCATGAACCAACGCGAACTCGAACGCCGCATCCGCGCCGCCCGCGAGGACGCCGCCGCAGCCATCACCCCGGACGCGCAGCGCGCCGCGAACGCGGTCGTGCGCCGCCGCCAGGCCGCGATGCGCGCCCACCTCGCCGCCCACCCCTACCTCACCCGGCAGCGCCCCCGCGAACAGATCGGCGCCGGCAACACCCCACCGGCGGAGCGCCGCGACGACGCGGTGACCCCGATCGGGCCGGACGTGCAACCCGGGCTGGCCCCGGACGCGCCCGAGCTGCCGCTACCGCGCGGCACCCGCCGGACCGAGGAACCGGACCCGGCGCCCACCGCCGCGCCGACGGCGCCCGCCGCACAGCCCGAACTCGGCGAGCTGACCGACGCCGAGGTGCGGGCGCTCCCCGACGACGTCCTTGACACCCGTCTGGGCGAGACGATCGCCGTCGGGGACTACGGCTCCCGGGCGGCGCGGCAGCTCCGGCGGGAGGCCGACCGGCGCGACCGGCTCGCGCGGCAGCGGGACGCCCGCCGCCGCGCGGTCGAGCAGCGGGACCGCGCGCGGCATGAGCGCATGGCCGAGCTGGTCGAGCAGGGGGTGCCGTGGGAAGCGGCCGCCGCCGAGGTGCTGGGGACCAGCGTCGAGGCGGTCCGCCGGCAGGCGTTCACGCAGCAGCAGCGCGCCGGGGCCGCCGACCGCAGGACGTTCGTCGAGCTGGCGCGGGAGCAATACCGCCTTGACGTCGAGCGCCGCTACGTCGCCGCGGAGACCGCGACTCGCGGATACCTGCTCAACGCCGCAGGTGAGGCCGCTGGGGTCGATCCCATGTCGCTGTTCTCCGGCCCGCGATCGCGCGTCGAGCGGTACGCTTCCGAGGAACTGCGCAGATGGTTCGATGAGCACGGCCGCGAGACGTTCGCCGAGTTCGTCGCCGCCATCGAGGCCGGCCGCCGCACCAGCGCGCCCGGTCGCGACTACAACCGCTGAGGGGGTGCCCGTGGGGTTCGTCTCCGACATCCTCGACGCACACGCAGAGGGGCGGGCCGCCGCCGAGCGCGGCGACCGCCGGTCGACCTGCCCGCACGACCCGGACAGCAGTGATCCCCGCACCCGGAACATGTGGACGTCCTGGATGCGGGGATACGCCAGCGTGACCCCGACGCCGGTCGACTACTCCGGCTGACCGCCCGCCACCCGCTGATCGCGCGTGCGCGGCCGGCCCCCGCCCGCGCCGCGACCGGGCATCCCGGCCCGCCACTCCCTGATCTCGGGAAGCCGCGACGGCGCCCAGCCGGAAACGGTGCCGATGCGCACATCCGGCGCCGGGAACGGGTGCGACCCCGTCTCCTCTGGCGGGTAGCGGGCGAGCCACTTCGTGACGGCGCTCATCTGCACCCCCAGCTCGTGAGCGATGTCGGATACGCCCAGGTATCGGCGCACGTCGGTCATGGTCATGTCCTCTCAGGTCAGACGGTCAGCCCGAACAGGGCGCCGTCTGCGGTCTCGGTGGTCAGGCGCAGGGCGAACAGGGCGCCGTCCGGGTACTCGGCGGGCTCCGGTTCCGGCCGCGCCGCAGCAGCGGCGTCGCGCTCAGCCTCGGCGATGGCCTCGACGATGTCGAGCTGGCCGCGGAGCTGGGTGCAGGCGGCGCGGTCGAACAGGGCAGGCGCCTCGACCTCGACAGCGGCGGGCGCGGCCGGGGCGGGCGCCTCGGCGACAACCTCGGGCTCGGCGGGCGCCGGCGCGGGGTCGAGCATGCTCCGCATCTCCCCGGCGCCCGGGAACATCTTCCACTCGCGGGCCACGAGCCCGTGCGCGGTCAGGTGCGCGGTCAGCTCGGCCCAGGTGCCGCGGCCGGTGAGCGCAATCCGGGCGATGGTGATGGTCGGCTCGTACGGGGTCGAGATCTGCTCAATGACCAGGTAGCGGGCCTGGCGGTGGTCGATGATGCGCCCTCGGTAGCTCATGCCCACTCCCTCAAACTTTGTCCCTAATGAGGACAACGTTATAGGCACTAGAAATCCTTGTCAACTGATGCCCCAAAGTTTCGGCTCCGTCTCCCGGCGGGGCCGTTCCCATGTCCGGGGCCAGGTGCCCCGACCAACCGCCCCAGGAGGGCACCCACCATGACCACCCCGACCACGCTCCCCACCCATCCGCGAACCGGCCTGCGCGCCCTCGGCATCACCCGCCGCGGCCCCGTCTGGCCCGTGCTCGGCGGCGACGGCACCGGCGACGGCGGCGACGGGCAGGGCGGCACCGCCGGGGCCGGGCAGCAGCAGGCCGCGGGCGACGGCCGGGGCGCCGGACAGCAGCAGCCGCCCGCGCCCCCCGCCCCGCTGGCCGCGCCCGCGCCGCAGCTCGGCCCCGACGGGCAGCCGTGGGACCCCGACCGCGCCGCGCGCCTGGTCGCGAACCTCCGTGCCGAACTCGCCGAGGTGAAGAAGGCCAAGCAGGGCGGACAGCAGCAGGGCCAGGGCCAGGCGCCCGCCCCGCATTCCCAGCAGCAGGCCGGGCAGGCACCGGCCGACACGAGCGCCACCGACCGCGCCCAGGCCGACGAACTCGCCGTGTGGCGGGCCGCGGCCGACAACGGCGCCAGCGCGAAGGCGCTCACCGACTCCCGCAGCTTCATGGACCAGGTGTCCAAGCTCGACCCTTCCGCGGACGACCACGGGAAGAAGCTTGCCGAGCTGATCAAGAAGACCGTGGAGAAGTACCCGCACTACCGCTCCGGCCAGGCGCCCGGCGGTGCCCCGCGCGGCGGGTCCGACGGCACCGGCAAGCCCGGCGCCCCCACGACCCCCGCAACCCTTGCCGACGCCCTCGCCGCCCACTACAGCGGCACCACCCGATAGGAGGGACGCTCCATGGCGCCCGTCACCTTGGCCGAGGCCAAGAAGAACATGACCGACCACGTCGACCTCATGGTCATCGACGAATTCCGCAAGTCCAGCTTCCTGCTCGACTCGCTCACCTTCGACGACGCAGTGTCGCCCGCCGGCGGCGGCGCGACCCTCACCTACACCTACACCCGGCTCGCCACCGAGCGCCCTGCGGCGTTCCGCCCCTACAACACCGAGTACACCGACGCCGCCGCGACCCGCACCCGCGTGTCGGTGGACCTGGCCCCGCTCGGCGGCTCGTTCGCGGTTGACCGCGTGCTGGGCAACCTCGGCCCCGACGCGAGCAACGAAGTCTCGTTCCAGATGCAGCAGGTCATCAAGTCGACTCGGGCGTTCTTCTCTGACCAGGTCATCAACGGTGAGAAGACCGGGACCGGGGAGGCTGCGACCGGGTTCGACGGCCTCGACACCGCCCTAACCGGGTCGACCACCGAGTACCGCGCGACCGAGGTCACCGACTGGTCGACGTTCGCGTCCGACGTCGAGGCCCGGCAGGCGCTCGACGCCATCGACGAGTGGTTGGGCCTGCTCGACGACGCCCCCGGCGCCATCATGGGCAACCGCCAGACCATCGCCCGCCTACGGTCGATGGCCCGCGCCGCCGGGTACTACTCCCGCACCGAGGACGCGTTCGGCCGCACCGTCGAGAGCTACGCGGGTATCCCCTTCCGGGACCTGGGCGCCAAGGCCGGCAGTAACGACCCGGTCGTGCCGGTCGGCACCCGCACCGTGGGCGGCGTTGAGACGACCGGCCTGTCCGACCTGTACGCGGTGCGGTTCGGCCTCGATGGGTTCCACGCGGTGACCACCCGAGGCGGGAGCATCATCCGCCAGTGGCCGCCGGACTTCGAGAGCGCGGGCGCCGTCAAGCGGGGAGAGGTCGAGCTTGGCCCCGTGGCCGTTGTGCTGAAGGCGACCAAGGCGGCGAGCGTCTTCCGCAACATCAAGGTGGCGTGACGTGGCGTTCGTTCACTACCGCCGCGCGGATGGAGAAATCGTCGAGGTGTCAGAGGCCGCCCCTCTGCCCACGTCGGGGGCCGGCGGGGGCGGCGTTGCCACCGTCAACGGCCAGGCGCCGGACTCGGACGGCAACGTCGTCCTCGGCTCCGCCGAGGTGGGCGCCGCTCCGGCGGCTCACACCCACGACGCGGCCGACATCACGTCCGGCACCCTGGCGATCGCCCGGGTGCCCAACCTCGCCGCGTCGAAGATCACCAGCGGCACGCTCGCAGCGGCGCGGCTTCCCACCGCCGCGGCGGTGCCCGACGCCGCCGATGACCCGGCCGCGACCGTGAACGCCTTGCTGGCGTCGCTGCGGGCGGCTGGATACCTCGCTACCTGAGAGGAGGGGCCGTGCCCCTGTACGAACTCCGCAAGGGCGGGCGTGTCGTCGAGCGCGTGCGCACCGTCCATCGCGGCTTCGAAGACACGAGGCTGGGCCTGCTCGCCGCCGACCGCGAGAAGGCCGGCGGCGCCGACGGCTGGCACCTGGTCGAGGAGTCCGCGCCGCC